TGTATAGTGTATCTAAGTATATACAGATACAGAGTGCAGGAGCTGACAACAGACAGATGATCAAGTTAGAGACGGACACAGTGCAGCCAGCAGATGAGAGATAGACAGACAAGGACGGCACACAGTCTCAGGACAGGCAGCCGGAACGGACACAGGCGAGAGCTGAACACGATGAGCACGCACAGAATGGCGCTACAAGGGCACAGAAGGCGGCTAGAAGGGATTTGAAGGGGAAAGGCTAAGATATAGCCACATATGCACACGACAAAAAGAAGTACAGGGAAAGGAGGGCTACAGAATGCCAAGAGGTGGAAAACGAATGCCAAGCTATAGAGATATAGCCGAAACCATGGACGGGGATGAGCTAGACGCCATACTTGATGTATCTATGCAAGGACTAGCTAAAGCACGTGACAGAGGTTCACAGCCCCTGTATAGCAACTCAGCAGACGGCCTTGAGGACTTCAAACGCGATTCAGAGCGGTATCTTGCATATGTCCGAGACGTAAACCGCACCCCCACAGAGGGCGGAAAGCTGCGTTTAGTCCCTGACATAGAATCGTGGGCGGCTTTTCTGGGTGTTACCCGGTACATGATCGCAGGCTATGAGAAGCGCGGTGCAGACTGGAAAGCGGCTATACAAGCCGTGAAAGGCATCATCACAGCTTGTAAGAAACAGCTTGCCTTTACCGGCAAAATGCCACCAGTGCTTGCAATCTTTGATCTTACCAACAACTCCGATTACGTCAACGCGTCAGAGTTCCGCTTATCAGCTGAGGCAGCACCGGAAGCCAAGCAGATAACAGCGGAAGAGTGGGAAAAAGTCATTGATGCAGAGCCAGAGGCCCCAAGACTATCGGATTTTAAATTGTCTGACGATTCGGATTAAGATTGGTCAAGGTTTCTTGATCTGTGTTAATCTTCAAAGTAACATAGAGTACGTATAATGTTTGTTATACGTACTTTTAACGGTCAATGGTGCGTATACTCAGACCAGGACAGCAAAACACTGTTGCTTTTGTATATACAAATACGCACAATTTAGGTTTTGCCGCCATAGAATCAGGAGCCGCGACCAGCTGCGCAGCTGCCAGATGATCACACAAAAAGGGGTGTAGGGGTCTGAGAGCGTGCCCCCGGCATGGGGCTACTTAGTCCCCAAAATATTTTTCCAAAATAAAAAGCCCCTTTTAACTCGTAACTACACATATGGCAAAGATAGGGAATCGCGACCCGAAAGCTGTGAGCCTTGACAGTTTCTTTGCCATAATGCCAAGGAATACCAGAAAGGTAGGTGTTTATATGAATAATATAACAATCTTTAACAGTCCAGAATTTGGAGATATCAGAACGGAACTTATTAACGGAGAAGTCTGGTTTGTCGGAAAGGATGTAGCAGAGGCACTGGGATATCATAATCCACAAAAAGCACTCAGAGATCATGTTGATGATGATGATAAGCTGACTGAACGAATCGTTCTATCAGGTCAGGGCAGAGAAGCAATCCTTATAAGCGAGTCGGGAGTATATGCCTTGATCTTCTGCAGTAAGTTAGAATCTGCAAAGAGATTCAAACACTGGGTAACATCTGAAGTCCTACCTGCTATCCGCAAAACTGGTTCTTGCAGCATTAACGAGCGTAAACCCGACTCCTACATGATTGAAGACCCGGTTGAGAGAGCAAAACGCTGGATTGAAGAACAAGAAGAAAAACAAAAACTCATTGAAACTGTTCAGGAGCAAGCACCAAAGGCTGAGTATTTTGATTCTCTGGTAAATAGCAATCTTCTTACAAACTTCCGAGATACAGCTAAAGAATTAGGGTATAGCCAAACAGAATTTACTGAATGGTTAATTGCTAAGGGTTATGTTTACAAAGATTCCAAGGGTATTTTAAAGCCTTACGAGATATACCGTAAGCAAGGACTGTTCCAGATGAAAGATTTTAAAAATCCATATAACCACTTTACTGGGACTCGAACCCTCGTGACAGTGAAAGGTAAAAACACCTTTAGACTTCTGATGCAGGTTCCAGACTAATGAAAATATCAACCAAAGAAATAGCCGACGAATGTCAGCATTGCGGTGACATACTGTTTTGCCAGTTGTGCCGTGAAGGGCACGGAATCAATCGTGAACGAATAAACGTTACCCAAATGGTTACATGCCAGATAGAACACAAGAACAGGAGGTTATCTAATGAGAATCATTTCACAATGTAAAACCAAATCTGTTGAGTTTTGTAACGTTGCTTTGCTGAGACGTGATGAAACTATCTTTGCAAGGACTGCAAACCAAGACATGGTACTTGCAGAGTATAAGACTCCAGTCAGAGCAGCTGAGGTATTTGAGGAATTAAACATTTCTGCTTCTAACTTCTCAACATATATCTACTACATGCCGGAGGAATAAGCAATGGAAAGAAAATTAGTTTTAGTTAAATTTATTGACGGCACAAGTGAAACAATAGAAGCTTATTGCAGTTCGCGAGGTGGATACTATGGCTATCTAACCAAAAAAGAATTGTTTTACGTATCCTGCGCTTCTAACTTCTCAAAAACTCTCTTTCCTCGCGAGTTTGTTAAAGCAATATCCCTTTTGGATGAATAGGAGGAGCAATGGCAAATACAAAATTTGAAAATGCAACAACATGGTTGCAAGGTGTTATTTCTGGATATCAAAAGCAAGTCAACGATTTCTCAGCTGCGCCTAATCCAGATGCAAATAAAATAAAAGCATGTAAAGAGCGTCAAGAGCTTTGTCAGTACATTTTGGACTTTATGGTTAAGACTAAGCAGCAGAATGATGTAATGGCTGCTAAGTCAAGTTCTCAAAATACCGCTGTAAAGCCACAGAATGCCCCACAATCAATTTCAGCTCATTCAGCATCAAATACTATAGGTAAAGAACAGCTAGAGCAATTAGAGCTTGTTTTGGGGCTTGATGCTACAATCAGCTTTTGTAGAGCCGCTTTAATCTTGGAGCTTCCAGAATTTGGGTCAAAAGAGGCACTTCTTGGAACACTTAAAGATTTTGCCGCAAGACAAAGTTAGGAGGTTATGTGGAATGATAAAAATTTTGAGGCCTGGTACAAAAAAGGAAGTTGAATGTCCAAATTGCGGTGCGCTTTTGAGCTACGATATTTCTGACATTCTTGAGAAATCGTCGCACTCAATTGCAGAAACATCATCTGCATCTTGGCTAAGCAGTAAAAATACAACTTACATCATCTGTCCGCAGTGTAATAACGAGATTATTTTGTCAGCAACTCGATAAGAAAGGAGTGCCTATGAGTGATATAGACAAATGCATTTCTGCGCTGATCAAGCTTAGCAAGTCTTTTGGAATTGATGCCAAGACTATTCCATCGCATTTTAACTGCATAATTGTTGCTTTTGAGAAAAAATCATGTGATGGTACTTCACGGCGCTTTAACTATGCTTTTGAGCTTTGGCTGTTGAAAGACCTTGATACTTGCCAACTTCAAGAATATTTCAAATATGTATTTTTCGATAAAATTTTAGAATCTTTTATCGAATACGAAAAAGAAGTGTTCAACATAGAGGAGTCTTCATGATTAGATTAGAACATACTGTATTACCGAGTCCCGAACAGATGGAATTTGTGATTGAGGGAATGCGTAATCCGATGAATAGTTGGGATAAAAGCGATAGCGGTTATCAATGCATTTGTTGCAGTAACGAAATATGCAAAGCCGAATGCACTGGAGACGATCTTTGTCCACGAAATGGGAAATATAGACTTGGGTACAAAGATCACTCACTCATGTTTAAACTAGCAAAATTCGGAACTGATCATAGGAAGTATTTAAGAATGATGCCAGTTTACGTTCGTATTACAGCGCCATTATATTGGTGGAAAGAATTTGACACTTACAAGGTCGGTACAGTTGCAAATTCATGCAGTACCATGCATAAGATCACTGAAAAGGAATTTAATCGTAGTGATTTTAGCCATGAGCATATTTTTAAAAGCCCTAATGTTTATTCAGGTGCTTGGGATATGGAAACATCAAATATGTTTTTTTCTGTAAATATTCAAGATGGTATTTATTTCTCATCGGAAGATATTTTAGATTTCACAATACAAGCCCTGAATTATTACCGAAAGAAGTATATTGAAACCAAAGACAAAAAATATTGGTGGCAGCTTATTCAGCTTCTTCCAAGTAGCTATAATCAGACTCGTAATTCAATGCTGAACTACGAGGTTCTGGCAAATATTTATAAATCCCGTCAAAATCATAAGTTAGACGAATGGCGAGATTTTTGCGACTGGATTGAAACATTGCCGTATAGTGATCTTATCACTGGAAAGGAAACGAAATGACATTTGACGAGTATCAGCGCGGTGTAATGAGAACCGCATCAGACGTAACGAAAGCAACAAAGGAAAACATGCTTATGAATGGCATCCTCGGTACTGCAGGTGAAGCAGGTGAGCTTGTTGATCTTCTCAAAAAGCAGATTTTTCAGGGGCATCCATTTGATAGAGAGCATCTTATCAAGGAGTGCGGTGATGTGCTGTATTATCTGGCACTTACTGCTGAGGCACTCGATACCTCTCTTGAGGATATTGCGATTAAAAATAACAAGAAGCTTTGGGAGCGCTATCCTGATGGCTTCAAAGCTGAAAATTCGCTCCATAGAAAGGAAGGGGATATTTAATGTTTGTTCTTATTCTCCGCGTTCTGGCATCTCTTTTCAACATCTTTATGCTGACTAGCATTATAGGGTGGCTGAACGAGAAAAGGTCCAGAGAAAGACTTGCCAGTGCTGTAGTGCTTTCTGCGTTCTTTATCATGAATCTTGTCTTGACAGCCAGTGGTTTGTGAGGATAAGATCACGCTGGGGTTATCGCCAAATGGTAAGGCACAGGATTTTGATTCCTGCACTGTTGGTTCGATTCCAACTAGCCCTGTTGTGCCATTAGCTCAGCTGGAAGAGCACTTGACTTTTAATCAAGGCGTCATGGGTTCGAGTCCCATATGGCACATACGGACCTTTAGCTCAATAGGTTAGGGCAGCTGCCTCATAAGCAGCCGGGTCTGGGTTCGAGTCCCAGAGGGTCCATATGCAGTTTGTAAACAATGTGGTTTTTTCTTTCTCTTGTGAAATCCCTTTCTCTTTTCAACTGCAACTCCCCGTGAGAATCAACCTGCGGACAAGTCAGCCGCAACCGTATAGGCGGTCTTTGGGTAGATGCGCAGAATTGGTATTGCAGCAGACTATAAATCTGTCATCTTCGGATATGTAGGTTCGAGTCCTACTCTACCCACTTTTGCCGCGATGCCACAATGGTACTGGGCTAGTTTTGAAAACTAGTGATCTGTAAAAGGACTGAGGGTTCGAATCCTTCTCGCGGCGCTCCAGTTGCCTAGGGTAGCTCCCGAAAAGCAGAACCTGTGACTGCTTGGCAACTGATTTGTAATCACAGGAATACATTATCGCACAGGAGGTAAAACAGATGTCGGAGAAGGCAAAAAAAGAAATAGTAATATCGGAGGGCAGAGATTTTAAAGGAATCTGGATTCCAGAACGTCTTTATTTATCACCGGATTTAAGTCCTAGAGAGAAATTCTTGTTAATTGAGATATACAGTCTTACTCAAAAAGACAAAGGCTGTTTTGCTTCTAACAAGCATTTTGCCAACTTCATTGGCTTGAAAGAAAATAGTATTCAAAAGATGCTTTTAAAATTTGAGCAACTGGGATTGATTGAAAGAATCTTTGAATACAAAGAAAACACTAAAGAAATCGACAAGCGAATCATTATACTCACCCAGAAATTTTTTGATTCTTTTGTCAATGAAAAATCTATTTCTTCTAACATGGAAAAAAATCCATGTGGGGGTATGGAGAAAAATCAACAGGGTGGGGTTGAAAAAAGTCCACAGATAAGTAATACAATAGATATTAAGTATAACAGTAGTTTAAGTGATACAGATAAAGAACATGCTCTATTATCAACTAAAGTTGACAATAGAGATAAATACATGGTTTCGCGCACTAAAAGTGCTCAAAACTCAGGTGGCAAGCCTCAAAAGAAAGAACCTACTGTTGATCCAGATGATTTTATCAAATCTAAGGAGCCAGTTCTTAAAGATGAGCTTCACAGACTGTATTCGAACAATCCTAGAAACATCTTTACTACAGAGCAACAGGAAAATGACTGGGTTGACAAGGAATATAACAGCCTGACTGCTATTATTTTTGAGTTTAACCATCAATACAAAGCATCTACAGGCTTTGATGCCAAGAATCTATCAGACGAGAGCCTTAAACGAGTTGCAAGAAGCTATATCAAGTCACCAGAATCTTTAAAAGATGACTATGATGACCTTCAAAGCAACAAGGTTTTGATCGAAGAGTATCTAAAAACTGATTACGGCAGCAAACATGGAGTGATTGTAAAGAGTTTATCACACTACATGTCTGGCAGCATCCGAGAAATGTTGTTTTATAAACACTTGTATTAACTTGCTAGCTATATACACGTACATTATGCTAGCTATATATGTACGTTGATACAAGTATACACGTACACTAGGAGGTGTAAATGCAGAATATAGAAATCAACTTTGGGGTTCGTCCATGTATTGTAACTCAAAATGGCGAAGAAAAGAAAGCGTTATTCCATATGTGGGAAAATTTTGCAAAGCCTGTTGCAGCGGATTTGTATATTGGCGGTTGTCCTGAGGGACAAATGAGCATGATATTTGGGCTTGTAGAGTATGAGGACGGCACGATGGGCGAGGTAAATCCAAGCCAGATTCGATTTGTTGACAATAGGATCAAAGGCTATGCTTTTGAGGAGGGCTGATTCATGGTGAAATATAGACCACACAGAGGAGCATTATGCGACGCAATGGCAGAAATGAGAATCTTTGATTCTGTCGAAGATATGTTCCACTACATTGTCGAAGACTGGAAAGCATATGGAAATCCATTTGATATCGGAGATTTAACCATAACGTGTGATGAAGGAAAAGACGAGCGCATTAACTGGAAGGAAGGCAGATATGTCTGCACCAGGCGAATGCGAGAAAAGATTTTTGACACACCACAGTGTATCGGAATGTGTTCGATTGAATTGTAGAACGGAGATAACAATATGATGATTGCAAATAAAGTAAATGTAATAGGACAGGAATACCAAATTGTAAAAGTAAGCCGTGACCAGTATAAGCAATGCGATATCGCGGACGGATGGTGTGACGCTTACGGCAAGAAGATTTACTATGTAGACCCTAATACAGATCCAGAACATGATTCAATGGCGACATCGTCAGAAGAACTTGTAAAACATATTTTACAGCACGAAATTGTCCATGCGTTTCTCACTGAATCGGGACTTGCAATTAGCTCATACAGCATTGTCGGTGCATGGGCGATGAACGAAGAGATGGTTGACTGGATTGCATGGAATGGTGAGAAACTGTATCAGGCGTGGAAGGAGGCAGGATTAGTTGATTAAAGATGATTTGCAAACAAAAGTTGTGGAGCAAGCCGCCCTTATAGCGGCGGCACTCAAAAAAGGTAAAGATGT